AGCGAGAAATATTTTTGCATCCCGATAGAGAATTTCTATTAGACGATTTTAAGAATCGTTTAGCTAGTAGAAATTGGACTTTTAATGAATTACCGTTATCATATCTTTTGGATTTGTATTCTGATGATTCTGATTATGAACCAAGTTTTGGTGCTAATATTTGTCTATAACTTGTTTAATTTTTATTATTATTTTATTATATTATATTAGTTTTATATATATTTTTGTTCTCTTATATGCGTTTATAAAATCGTCAGTTAGACCTGCTGGTGAGCGTATATGTAAGGGAATGTTTGAGGATTCAATATTGAATTACCTTTAAACTTTTTTGGTCTGAACGATGTGAGCTGTTTATGGTGGTAAATAGTCTTCGTTTTAAAATAATAAAGCCACTACAAATAATAATAATGATAATAATTATTCTGATATGTTAAATGATGATATAACATATATGAATCAAAATATTGATGGTATTACTAGTGTTAATACTATTTCATCAAATTTCTTTTCACAGGTTAGAACGAGGTCAGTAATTGAACCTGAATTTATTTATGATAAAAAATATCGTTTGACCAGTGTTGATCCTGATTTAAAAATGGATTATTCGAGAATTTTAAATAAACCATATTTTATTAAAAATGTAAATTGGTCTACTGTAGGTACTCAATTTTCCATTTTAGATGTTACTCGGATTCCTTTAGATATTTTTAATAATGCATTAGCTAAGATTCCTTTTGAATCTTCCACTCTTTATAGAGCTAAAATTTCTGTGTTACTTCAAGTAGCTGGAACGCCTATGCATCAAGGAATTGTTATAGCTGCTGCTATGCCTATAGGCTTCGCATCTGATCCTTCTTATACCGGGTCCTCGAAATCTTTGAATTCTTTGATGGCAGCTCCTCATGTGTTTTTGAATGCAAACGAGCAAACATCAGCTCGTCTTCGCATTCCATTTTATGTGAATACATCTCTAGACAAAACGGATTTGGATCGGAAAACTTATAATTTTAATTTTACTGGCACGGATTATTCCGAAGTTGCCATAATGATTTTAAATCCTCTTGTTGCTCCAACAGGAGGTACTACGTCAGTCAGCATGTCGATGCATGTT